GCAACAACCCAAGATTGATTCTAAAACTCAAGCTTGGTTGGATGAAAATCCTTGGTACGGTTCCAAAAAAGCCATGTCCAATTTTGCTGTAGGGATACATGAAGAGTTGATCGATGAGTATGGCCCAAAAGTCGTAGGTACCGATCAGTACTTCAAGCACATTGACAAAACAATGCGCAAAAAATTTCCAGAGTATTTCGATACGATGGAAGAAGGTAGTCAGGCTGAGCCAGAACCGGAGCCCCAAACAGCGCCGAAAGCAAAGCCTAGTACGGTTGTAGCTCCGGCGACTCGATCAACGTCCTCCAAACAGGTACGGTTGAAAACGTCACAAATGGCCCTAATCAAAAAATTAGGACTAACCCCCGAAGTGTATGCCCGTGAACAACAAAAATTGGAGGCTTCAAATGGCTGAAAACAGACTGACTCGTGAATTAGACAAACGCACCGCAGTGGAGCGCCCCACGCATTGGGCTCCTCCAGAGCTATTACCAGAACCTGACAAACAGGCTGGTTATGCTTACCGGTGGATCCGTGTTGCGTCTTTAAATCAAGCTGACCCACGTAACTTATCTGCCAAACTCAGAGAAGGATGGGAACCAGTACGAATTGAAGAGCAGCCAAAATTTCAAATGCTAGTCGATCCCAATAGTCGATACAAAGACAATATTGAGATTGGCGGGTTGTTACTTTGCAAAACCCCTGAAGAATTTGTGAAACAGCGTAATAGCTATTACTCTAAACAAGCAGATGCTCAGATGGATGCTGTAGAGAACACTCTTATGCGTCAAAGCGATCCTCGTATGCCCCTCTACAACGAGAGCAAAACGACAAGTTCCTTTGGCAAAGGTAGTTAAATTTTATTTATTAGGAGATTTAAATGGCTTATCCAACCGTTTCAGCTCCCTATGGCTTTAAACCGATTAACCGTGTAGATGGTATGCCTTACGCTGGCGCAATTCGCCAGATTCCTGTAACCCAGGCAGGCGCTATGTACTACGGTGATTTGGTTGAACTAGACATAGGTGGTATTGTAGGTACATCAACTTCTTTAACGTCAGGTGCTAAGCTTGGTGTTTTTGTAGGTTGTCAGTACACAAATGCACAAGGCCAGACCATTCAGGCTCAATACTATCCAGGCTCTAGCGTTACCAACGCTCTTGCTTTTGTAGTTGACGATCCTATGGCTGCTTTCCAAGTTGCAGTTACTGATTCCGGCGGCGCTATCGCTACCGTTACTCGTGCTGCTGTTGGTACAAACGTAACTGCTTTAGCAGGTACTCCATCCGCAACTACCGGCGATTCTGGTCAGTCTATTTTGGACACCAGCCCAGCTGCTAATGCGGCCTTCCCACTGCGTGTTATTGCTGTTGTACCTGAGACAGCAACCGGTGCAAATGCCTTTACGGAAGTTATCGTGAAGATCAACTTGCATCAGTATTTAACCGCAACCGGCAATGCCGTAGCTTAATTAAGGAGCATATAAATGGCTATTTCTCGTGCACAACTACTGAAAGAGCTCCTCCCAGGCTTGAACGCATTGTTCGGTTTGGAGTATGCTCGCTATGGTGAAGAACACAAAGAGATCTACGAAACAGAGACCTCTGAGCGTTCCTTCGAAGAAGAGACCAAGTTATCAGGCTTTAGTGCTGCCCCCGTTAAAAACGAGGGTGCACCGATTGCTTATGACAACGGTCAAGAGGCTTGGACAGCTCGATATACCCACGTAACAATCGCTCAGGGTTTCTCTCTGACCGAAGAAGCAATTGAAGATAACTTGTATGACTCCTTGTCTGCTCGTTATACCAAAGCGCTTGCTCGTTCGATGGCGTATACAAAGCAAGTCCGTGCTGCTTCTGTATTAAATAATGGCTTCCAGTCTTCTGGCTATGACGGTGGCGACGGCGAACCTTTGTTCTCCAATGCTCACCCATTAGTTTCTGGCGGTACAAACAGCAACATTCCTTCAACCCCAGCTGACCTTAACGAGACTTCCTTGGAAGCCGCCGTTATTCAAATCAGCTTGTGGACTGACGAGCGTTCGCTGCTTATCGCTGCTAAGCCACGTAAGTTGATTGTTCCACCTGCACTACAGTTCGTTGCAACTCGTTTGCTCGAAACCGAATTGCGTGTTGGTACAAACGACAACGACATCAATGCAATTAAGAACAACGGTTCAATTCCAGAGGGTTACACCATTAACCACTTCTTGACCGACACCAATGCTTGGTTCTTGACCACTGATGTACCTAACGGCATGAAGCATTTTGTTCGTGTGCCACTCCAGAATTCGATGGACGGCGACTTTGATACTGGTAACGTACGTTACAAGTCTCGTGAGCGTTATTCATTCGGCTGGTCTGACCCACTCGGAATGTTCGGTTCCGCAGGAGCCTAAGAAAAGGGGACTTCGGTCCCCTTTTTTGTTGCATTTATTTTTATTTGTTGTAAGATATAACCAATCTGGGTGAACCGCCTATCAAACTGCCCCAGCAGACGCATACACGATTGATAGGTTGAACTTTGTATGAAGGACAATTTATTATGGCATTATCTACTACCCAAAGTATTTGGCGTTCTGGTGGTGGCGATACAACTCGCACCGCTTATTGTGGCACTGGCTTGATGGTCGCTCAGTTTTATATTGCTGACGTTGCCGCTGCATCCGCAAACGTTCAAATATCTTCTACGAGCACAAAACCTGTAATTCTCCCCGCCGGTGCAGTGGTTGATAGTATTAATATCACCGCTACTACCTCGACTGGTGGTACAAGCCCAACTGTTGACTTCGGGTTTACCCTGTATTCAACTGGAACCGCCACTCCCGCTGGTTTAGGAAATGAAGTTCCATCGGATGCTCGCACAACCGTAAATCTAGCTTCTGCGACTAAAGGTGCAAACCTTGGTCTTGTATTGTCAGCCACTCAATTTACGTATTTGACTGCTGGTGTCGGTGCTTCTGCTGCTTCTAGCGGAACTTTAACTGGCTATATTACGTATTACGTAGCCGACCCATTAGTTGGACAGCAAAACGTTTAATTAATCTAGGGGGTTCGCCCCCTGTTTAACCTTATTGGAGATTAATTATGGGAATGCAATACGACGTAAAATCAGAGCACTTAACCGCTTCTGGGGTGGCTTTTGCTGCTAGAACTCGTCTTAAAGGGGCGGTTTTGTCGCCTTCAACAAGCGCTGCAAAAAATGTTATTTTTGCAAATAATGCACCACAAACGGGTACATATGACATACCAGGTAGTACAACCTGTACTATTACTATCGCTAATCATGGTTTGTCAAATGGCGACCGTATTTGGGTAGACTTTACTTCTGGAACGGCAGTAGATAACGTATATACCGTTGCCAATGCCACAGCTAATACATTTACAGTAACTACCGCTTCTTTAACTACTAGTGGAAACGTAACTGTTTATGGTGATGTGCTGATGGAAGTCGATTGCTTTAATGCAACTGCATTTAACGTCCTTATTCCAGGCGAAGGCATCTTAGCGGATGATGGTATTTATGTTGGTATGCCAGCAAACGTAACGGCAACGGTGTTCTATGGCTAAGACTCCTGCCTGGCAACGTAAAGAAGGTAAGAACCCTGAAGGCGGCCTAAACGCTAAGGGCAGGGCTTCTTATAACGCTGCTAACCCAGGTAAGCCGGGGCTTAAGCGCCCACAACCTGAAGGCGGTTCTCGTCGTGATTCATTCTGTGCTCGTATGAAGGGTATGAAGAAAAAGCTGACTTCCGCTAAAACTGCAAACGATCCTAACAGCAGAATTAACAAGTCTCTACGGGCTTGGAACTGCAAAGAAGGTGGAGCAGTTCGTGGCGGTGGCTGCGAAGTTCGTGGCAAGACCAAAGGAAAGATGATCTGATGGAAATGATGATTAGCGCAGCATTAGGTCTCTGGTCTTTAGGGATCAGCGTAATACTGTCTATTATTGGTTACGCAGTGAGAGAAAAATTGGACAAAATTAAAGAATTAGATGAGAAGTTAAACGCAACTCGAGTGGAGGTAGCACGTGATAACGTTACTCAAGCAGAAATTGACAAAATTATGGTCCACATTGACCAACGCTTTAACAAGCTTGAAGCAAAAATTGACCAACTTATTCAGAAAGGATTAGCAGCATGAAACATTCAGATATTAGCAAAGATATGCCAATGATGAAGAAGGTTGCAACTGCAGCTGTCAAAGGGCATGAAAAGAAAATGCACGGCAAAAAAATGGCTGGTGGTGGTTTGGCTGCTGGGCACAAGTCCGCTGATGGCTGCGCCATAAAAGGCAAAACCCGAGCCAAACAAATCAAAATGGCTGGTGGTGGCTACTGCTAATCATGCGCAATTACAGACAACCTACTGAAAAAGAATCGAAAAAGCTTGAAGAAGCCCGCAAGAAAACTGTAGAAGGGATTGAGGGGGAGAAAGATTTTCTTTCTAAAATTTCTACAACCATGGCTAAATCAGCTCGTGACGATATACGAACAGGGAAAGCCATGAGGGAGTCTGTGCCTGCAGCTGCTCGTGAAGGCGAGGCCTATAATCAAGCGGGATTTAACAAAGGTGGGCTTAATAGAGTTAATCCCACTCCTTCTGTTCCAGCAACACCTGCTAAACAGAACCCAAACGCAACTGATAAAGTAAATAAAAAACCTTCTGATCCTGGGTTTAAAGAAGTACTAGACCGAGTTCGTGGTGGCAAAAGCATGCAAGATTTACCTGATAATCTTAGAACTGGTGGCAAAGTATCTTCCGCCTCTAAAAGAGCTGACGGTATAGCTCAACGAGGTAAAACTCGAGGCACCATGGTTATGTGCGGTGGTGGCTATATGAAAGGCAATAAAAAATGAGAGCTAGCCGTGGTATGGGCGACATAAACCCATCCAAAATGCCTAAGAAAAAGATTATTACCCGTAAGGATAATCCCGATAAAGTTAATTATTATGCAGAAGGTGGCAAGACTTCCAGTGTTAATAAAGCTGGCAACTACACGAAACCTGGTATGCGCAAAGCTTTATTTGAAAGTATTAAGGCATCGGCTACTCATGGTACAGCAGCGGGTCAATGGTCTGCTAGGAAGGCACAACTCCTAGCTAAACGTTACAAAGAGAAAGGCGGAGGTTATCGTGGCTGAAAAATGGATACAGAAAGCGATTAAAAAACCCGGCGCATTACGCAAAGAAATGGGCGTAAAAGTTGGAGAAAAGATCCCAGCTAAAAAATTAGCCGCTGCGGCTAAAAAGCCTGGCAAAATGGGCCAACGTGCGAGGTTAGCGCAGACTCTGTCAAAGCTAAAGAAATAATGCCGTTTATCTGGGACTGGATCTGGGAGAAATTAAGTGGCGTTAGCAAAAAGTCAGCGCAGCCTCAAAGCTTGGGGGGACCAGAAGTGGACAACCAAGTCGGGGAAAAAGTCGTCCGAAACGGGCGAGAGATACCTGCCAAAAAAAGCAATAGAAGCCCTAAGCCCACAGGAGTACGCAGCAACAACAAAAGCAAAACGAGCAGGAAAAGCACAGGGAAAGCAGTTCGTGCCCCAGCCAGCAAAAGTAAAGCAAAAAGTAAAGCCGTACCGAAAGGTTAAATAATGTCCACTACAGGAACAGCCTCTTTCAACCTAGATATGAACGACCTCATTGAGGAGGCGTTTGAGCGTTGCGGTTTAGAGTTACGTTCCGGATATGACTTTAGGACTGCCCGCCGCAGCTTGAATCTACTTACTATTGAGTGGGCTAATCGAGGTATTAATCTTTGGACGGTTGAGCAAGGTCAGTTTATTATGAACACCAATCAGGCTATTTACGCTCTGCCAGTAGACACGATTGACCTCTTGGACTCAGTAATTCGTACCAATAATGGTGCTGGTAATAATCAAATTGACATAAATATTAACCGTATTAGCGAGTCTGATTACATTACGATTCCTAATAAAAATGCTAACGGGCGTCCAATTCAGGTGTTTATAAACCGCCAATCAGGTGGTGTTGCTTCTATACCACAAACTACACTTGCAGCGGCTATTACAACTACAGATCAGACCACAATCACCCTGACAAACACAGCCAATCTGCCGACTCAAGGTTTTATTAATATTGATAACGAAACTATTGCATATCAAAACATTGTAGGTAATCAGATTCTTAATGCTTGGCGTGGGCAAAACGGCACAACAGCCGCAACCCATACAAACGGTACAGATGTATTTAATAACCAATTACCTTGCGTAAATGTCTGGCCTTGCCCAAATCCACCAGGAACTCAATATACGTATGTGTATTACAGAATGCGTCGTATTCAAGACGCAGGTGGGGGCGTACGCACGCAGGACATTCCGTTTCGTTTTATTCCTTGTATGGCTGCTGGCTTGGCTTATCATCTTAGTGTCAAAATGCCGGGGGTTGATCCTGGGCGTATTCCGCTACTTAAAGCCGACTATGAACAGCAATGGGATCTAGCTTCTACGGAGGATCGAGAGAAAGCCCCGATTCGTTTTGTGCCACGCAATATGTTTTACTACCGTTGATATGTTATGCCAAATAAGTTTGCTTCTGGAAAATATGCAATTGCTGAGTGCGACAGATGTGCGCAGCGGTACAAGCTTAAGGAGTTGCGGATACAGACATTAAAAACTAAACCATATAAGGTCAAAGTATGTAAGACATGCTGGGATCCAGATCATCCACAATTGCAGTTGGGTATGTATCCAGTAAATGATCCACAGGCTGTGCGGGAGCCAAGACCTGATGTAAGTTATGAAGTATCTGGGCAAAGTGGTTTACAAATTAATACAACTGGAATAGGGCCTGATGGGTTTGGCAGTCCAGAAGCAGGTAGTAGAATATTTCAGTGGGGTTGGGCTCCAGTAGGTGGCTCAAGACTTGACGAT